ATTGAAGATATTGAAGATGAAGAAGAAACAAATGAAGAAGATATTGTTGAAATTATTGAAGATGGAATTAATACACCAATTATTAAAAGTAAACTTCCAACTATTGAAGAAGATTTTGATGATGTTGAAGATTATGATTTAGATGAAGAAGATGATTCTACTGGTGATGAATTAAAAGAAGACTTTGAAATAATTGAAGATGGTAATTTAAAAGTAACAGAAAAAAGAGTTACTTTTAATATATTAACAAAATATGAAAAAAATTTCTTATTGGGATTTAGAATCCAACAAATTATTAATGGGTCTTGTATTTTAATTGATATTGATAAAATAGATAATAAAACTCCATACGGAATTGCATTAGAAGAATTAAATAAAAAAGTTATTCCATTTAAAATTAAAAGAACATTACCAAATGGTAATGTAGAAATATGGGACCTTGATGAATTAATGGTTATTTAAAATTTAATAAAAATTAATAATTTATTTTTATTAACTTAATTAATTGTTCTAAAATATAATTTCCGTCTTTCATTTATTGTCCTATCATTAATTAGTTTCTTATTCATATTAAATAAAAAATCACATGACCGTCCTTTTAAACGAGATATTATAAACCATAAACTAAATACTCCACATGCAGAATTAAAATATTGATATTTTTTTTGATTTACTATTACTTTTAGTGGTGCAATACTTTTACTACTTTGTTTTTCAATTCTTTTTATTAATCTCCAAATTTGAACAGGCGGTTTTTCACCTACACTATCAAAAAAACAAATAGTTCTATTTTCTAAATCAATAAATAATGAAATCCAATGTTCTCCTTTTCCAGTACTAACATCAGTATTAAAAATAATTCCTATTTTTTTAATTTTTTTACTAATTTTATTGATATCAAGTGTGGCAATCTCTTTAAATATATAATCAAAATCAATTGGATATGGTCCCATAAATTCAAAATCTTTATATTTTCTCTCATACTGATTCATTACTTTTTCAATATGAGATGTCCATAACCAAGCATTATGATTTAATGGACCAACTGGTTTAAAAGTTTTTTGAATTTCTTTTTCTAATTCTTTATTAAAAAACTTTTGTTTTTTTAATACACATATATCAACTGTTACTTCACAACTTAATTTTTGTTTAATCTCCTTTAGTAATACTGATTTTGGTTTATTTTTAATAGTTATTTTTGAATTACCTTTTAATTTTTTCTTTTTATTTAATTCTTTTGCAATTTTTTGTAATGAATTTAATGAAAAACAAGTTAATCTTGTATTCTTTTTATCTGGAGCACATTGATTATTTATACTAGATTTTTTAGCAAGTGTATTAATAACCATAATAATATATAATATTTATATATATATTTTTAATAAAAAGATATATATTTTTAATTTATTTAAGTCTTTTACAATACTTAATTATATATTATATATTTATTTAAATGTCTAACAAAAAATGTAATACGTTAGATTCTTATCATAAAAAAATCATGAATGATTTTAAACAAAATAATAATAAAAAAACTTCAATTGAAAATAAAATTAAAGTTTTAAAAAATAAATTACAAAATATTGAAAAGAAAAAATTACAAGATTGTAGTGATATTGAAATTAAATCTAAACTTAAAATAAAACTTGATATTAAAAATCTCGAAAAAGAATTAGACATTTATAATAATAATAAACAAGAAACAACTTATCTCATTAAAACAATGGATTTATTAAGTGTTTATTATGATAAATCAGGTAATCGTATTGTTTCAGCTGAGAAAAAACAACAAACATCTATTTTTGATTTTATTAATAATAAAAATAATAGAGTTGAAAATCAAAATCTTAATACATTCATTGTTAAAAATACTAAAATTAATAAAACTGACATTTATGCAGAATATTTAGATAAAATTAATGAAAATAGTGAATCTAGAAAAGTTAGTTATGTTAATAATTATACATATTGTAATACTTGCAAACAAGAAAAAGTTTTAAATGTAGTTGATTCTGTTTATATATGTAATAAATGTGGTGATTGTAGTTATACAATTATGGATTCTGAAAAAATACCATATAAAGAACCGGTTATTGAAATGACAAATTTCTCATATAAAAGATATGGACATTTTTGTGAATGGTTATCTAAATTCCAAGGTTTAGAACCAGTTATTATTCCACAAGAAGCATATGATAAAATTCTTACTGAAATTGATAAACAAAAAATCAAAGATTATTCTAAAATAGATTGTGATAAAATGAAACGAATATTAAAGAAAACTGGATATTCAAAATATTATGACCAAGTATTTCACATTATCAATAAGATTAATAATAAACCACCACCAAAATTAAGTAAAGAAGTTGAAGAAAAAATGAGAATAATGTTCAAAAAAACACAAGAACCATTTAGTAAAATTTGTCCAGATGATAGAACAAACTTTTTAAGTTATTCATATGTTATTAGAAAATTTTTAGGAATTTTAAATCAAAGACAATATATGCAATATTTTCCATTATTAAAATCAAAAGAAAAATTATATCAACAAGATATGATGTGGAAAGCAATTTGTAAAGAACTTAATTGGAAATTTGAACCATCTATTTAATTTTTGTATAGTTTTTGATATAAATAAAAAATAATAATTTATAATATATTAATTATTATTAAATGAAGATATATCCTATTACTTTATTCTTTCTAGGAGTTATTATGGCTATTATTGGTTATTATAAACAACAAGATAAACCAAAACAAAAAATCATTTATAAATTTGTAGACCAAACTATAGATGAAGCACAAAAGGGCAGAGAAGATGAAGTTCATAAAACATTTATTAAAATGTTTATTGACCCACCTCTTCTAACTTAAATATAATTTAAATGATTTTTATTAAAATTTATTTAAAAAACAAAGATTATTTTATTTTATAAGTATATGTTTATTTATTATAATAATGTTAATTACATCGGAACTGACATATCAAAATACATTGGATTTTTTTAAAAAAAATATAAATAAAATAAATTGGAAATATGTAGGAAGTAATAGTAATGGATATTCATCAATTGATACATTAAACTTTAAATTTATTCATGAATTTCATGATTATATAAATTGGTGTTTAATTGGTAATGGTTCTTATTTAAATACTTATCAATTTAAAAAAATAGAATTACTTTCTTTTGAATTTATTGATGAATTTAAGAATTATTTAAGATGGAATTCTGTTGGTAGTGGATTAAAACTTGTATTACCTTCAAATAATGGATTTGAAATATATATAAATTATACACCAATTGAAAAATTACCAACTAATTTCATTGATAGATATATTAATAAAATTAATTGGGATTTTATTGGTAGTGGATTAATTAATAATAAAATTGGAAATTATAAAAAAATCGAAGAATTACCATTATCATTTGTTGAAAAATATAAGAATAATATTTTATGGTTATATGTAGGTTCTGGACAAAATAATCATTTGGGAAATTTTACTCATATTAATAATTTACCTTCTGATTTTAAAGAAAAGTTTCAAGATAAAATAAATATTTGTGATTTTTTAGAACATAATATTACAAGTGAAAATATTAAAACAGAATATATTGAAAAAAAAGTTATTCCACAACATTTCAAAAAAATATTTATAAATTGTTATTTAGTATCTGCTTCTTCAATTAAATGTTCAATATGTTTAGACAATATTCGCAGTAATATTCATATTACTAATTGTGGTCATATTTATCATAAAAAATGTATTGATTTTTGGAAAGAAAAACAACTTAATCTTCAAAAAGAATGTAGTTGTCCCGAATGTAGATATAAATTATAAATATATTTCTTAAAAGATTTAAGAAATATAATTTATGTTATTGTATATGGATACTTTGTCAATTTTTGAGACAATACTTAATTATTGTCTTTCCTTTTTCTCAATTAAAGATATATTTTCATTTTCTAGATATGATATAGATAAACTATTTACAATAATAAATATTATATTGGCATTATGTTTAGGAATAATAACTAGTTTTTTTATAAAGAAAGTATTTTAAAATTTATTTATATATAAATATTATATATAAATATAATGTATTTACAATCAAATTCATCTGATTTTATTACAAATGTAAGTGAAAAATTCAAATCATATTCCAAGGATGTATTACCATCTCTTGTTGGAGAAGAAATTTGTAGTTCTATGAAAGAAAGTGACCATCAACAATTCTTTCAATATCAAGAATTCTTATATCAATATATGAAACATCTTAATAAAATTCCAGAAGAAAAATTAAAACAACGAGGTCTATTAGTATATCATGGATTGGGTGCCGGTAAAACTACATCAGGCATTCTTGTTTCAGAAGCATGCAGAGATTATAAATTAAAATCTTTTGGTGCTGATTATGAAACACGTTCAGTATATCATAGAAAAGTAATTATGATGATGCCTGCATCTCTATTATTTGACCCTTGGATTAAAGAGATTGCAAGTAAATGTTTCTCAAACTGTACTGTAAGAAATGCAGTTAATGGATTATTAGAAACAATGAAAAATGAATCACAAACTAAAATCAAAAATGCAGTTATTGAAATGTTAAGAAATTATGATTATTATCTTGTCTTCTATAATGCACATAGTATGAAAGGTGGTTGGAAAGATAAATTAGATTTAATCCCAACTCGTTTAACCTCTGGTGAAAAATATACAAATAAATATTCGGATAGAACAAACCCATTTGATGATGCAGTTGTAATTATTGACGAGTTTCATAACTTAATCAATATGTTCTCTAATAAATTAGTAGATAGTGGTAGATTATCACAGATGTATAGACAGCTATTAGATGCAAAAAATATGAAAATCTTGGCAATGACTGGTACTCCAATTGTCAATAGACCATCTGAAATTGCGATTATTTCAAACCTTATTCGAGGACCTATTATGAATAGACCAGAAATTCAATTTGGTTTAGATAGTGACACTTTTGATATGACATTCTTTAATGAAGATATGGATTCTCTAAAAAATCCAAATATGTTAAAACGAAGATTAAACGGTCTAGTCAGTTATTATCGTGGTATAAACGAATCTGTTTTTGCACAAAAAGTAGAAGAAGAAGTCAAATGTATTATGAATAATGCACAAGAAACTGGTTATTTATTAGCACAACGTTTAGAACGTGAAAAAATACAAGAAAACTTAAAAAAGAATAAACTTGAGAATGATTTAAATAATACATTTTTATCACGAATAAAAGCATCAAATGTCGTATATCCACAATATATGTTTGAAGAAAAACTACTATTATCAAAAGCATTAACAAAAAATGGAAAACCAGTTAATGTTCGTGCTGTTAATAGTAAAACAAGATTATTAGATGAAAAAGTAACATCTGATTCTGAAGAAAAAATCTTAAAAATGTTAGATGTTGATTCAAAACCTTTAAATATTAATAATAACTTAGCAAATTTCTCAAAGAAAACATACCATATTATTAAGAAAGCAATGGAAAGTAATGGTCCAGTATTAATCTATTCTCGTTTTGAAGGATTATATGGTATTAAATTTATTGCAGAGGCATTACGACAAAATGGTTTTGTTGATTATGATAAATCCGCAAAGAAAGATGCACCAAATGGTAAATTTATTCTATGGACAGGAAAACATAGAAATGATAGGAGTAAAAAAGTATTTAACTCAATGGAAAATAAAGATGGTAAATTAATTAAGATTTTCTTAATGACATCAACTGGTAAAGAAGGTATCAGTTTAATGGGTATTCGTCAAATTCATATTATGGAACCATGGTGGAATAATATTGTAATTAGACAAATTATTGGTCGTGGATTACGTATATGTTCGCATTCACATATCCCAAAAGAAGAGTTCATTGATTTTAGAAATGATAGTATTAATAAAATATATAATACTCGATTAGTTAATATTTTCAAATATTCAAGTTATATTGATTTACGTTATAAATTAAATTTATCTAAAAATCTATCAAAACAAGATTTAATGCAACTCCGTAAAAATATTAAAAAAGAAATGTTAGACACTTCTATTGATTATATGATTAGTAAAATTGCAAATAAAAAAGAAATTCAAGAAAAACTTATCTTACAATGTTTAAAAGAAGTTGCTGTTGATTGTCATATTAATATGGAAAGAAATAATGAATCAATTACTTGTTTTGTTGATAATGAATATGAAGATTACTTTAAATCATGGAATATTCGTGATAATTTTATTATTACAGATAGTGAAACAAGATATAAAATTATTAACTTTAAAGGTAAAAAATATTTAGTTGATAACTTAAAGAATGTATATAAAGATATTGGTAATGATAATATCTTAGATAAAAATTTATTAAATAATAAAATTGTTCGCGTAGGAACTTATAAAAATGGAGAAATTATTTTTGATGAATATTTTAAACAAAATGAATTAAAAATCAATAATATTAAGAAAGTTCAAAATAAATTTAAAATTATTCTTGAAGATATCTTAGAACAAGATATTAAAAATAAATCAATATTAGATATCTCTACAATTACACAAAATACATTTATTTTATACAATACATTCGCTAATAAAATGGATTTAATGTTACTTAATCCAGGTGCAGAAGATGAAGAATTAAAAGATAGAATTAAACAAGTAGAAGAAATGGGTTTTAAAAATTTATCAGTTGAAGGAACAATTGACCCGAAAAAGATTGGTAAATATGAATATATTAATATTGACCCAAAGATTTCATTAGTAGAAGATTTAGCACATGTATGTAATAAATTAACAAAAAATTCAAATTATATTATTATTGACTTCACAAATGTTATGTCAAATATAGATGATGGAACAACAGAATATAATTATTATAAAAATATGATGAACCGTTTAGTTAATGAACACTATTATAATAAAAAACATAATACATTAATTATTTTTAATAAAGAATCTAAAAATGAATTAATGGAATTAATTAAGAAAAATTTTGATAGTAATAAAATCAATGAGTTAATTGATGAATTTACCATGAAAAATATTGAAACAATTGATGATTTACATAAAATATATAAAGAATTATCAGAAGAAATTGCAAATGAAACAGAAATCGCAGGAATTAATATCAAAGACCTTGTTGATAAAGCACCTAAAACAAGCAGACGTAAAATTGTAAAAGTATCAAAAAGTAAGAAAAGTAAAAAATCATCAAAAAAATAAATATATATTAATTTAATTGTAATTTATATCAAATAATATATAATTATAAATATGTTATAATTATATATTTTAAATGGGGTCTTTTCTAAGTCTTACCCCATCATGTATGAAAAATCAAATAAAAGAAGACGAAAATGAAAAAATATTACAAGAATTAAAAAGTAATATGAATTTATTAAAAAGTAGAATAAATAAAATAGAAACTAAAATAGAAATTATATTATTAACAATACTAAAAAAATCTAAATAGAATAGAAATAGATATATTCAATTTATTTAATATATCTAGTATAATGGATTACTTGTAACATCAATTCCACAAAATTCTTCTGGATTTTTACTATAATCAACTGAATTATAAATTCCAATTTTTATAGATTGTTCTAATAAAAATATAAAATTCTCACCAAATTCACTATTATGACCATATGATGTAGATAAAACATGTGCTAATTCGTGAATTGCAACAAACATTAGAATATTAATATTATGTAATTCCATATTTGATTTCTCTCGAAGACATAAATGCATTTCTTTACCTTTATCAATAGTATAAGATGTTCCAGAATCAGTTACTGATGTTTCTTGGATATTATGTGGTTTAAACCGTTCACTCATAATTTTTACATTTTCATTTTCTGGAAAATTTGCAACACAATAATTAATTAATTTTTCTAATCGTCGTTTAATTTCTGCCATTAATTCTGCAGCTTGTTCTTTATCGGGTAAATCTCTAACTAAATGAAATTCTTCATTTCCTGATTTTTCATATACTAATCCAACTGAATCTATTTTAAAATATCCAATAATTAATAATACAACGATAATTATAATAGCAAAATATAAAGAAGTAAAATTTTCTGTTTCTGCCATAAATAATAAATATATAATCTACTAATAAAATTATTTTTTAAACTTTTACAATTTTATTTTTAGATTATATAAATAATAATTATGTCTTTTTTAGAAATTAAAAATGCATCTAATATTAAACGAAATACTATTTCAATTAATTCTGCCGAAAGAACTACTGGGACAAGAAATGATTTTACTTATGATTTACCAACACCAATTACAGATGTTCGATTAATTACATTAAATTCAGTTGAATTTCCTCAAACAATATATAATATTAGAGAAATAAATAATTCATTTACTTTTATATCTCCTCTTGGTGTCACACATTCAATATCTTTAACGCCAAGTACATATGATTTACCAAGATTATTAGAAACATTAGTTGATAAAATTGAGGCAGTTGCAGATGGTGGGGTTGATATAGAAATTTTTTTTGATGATTATGAGTATTTTACATTTGTTTCTGTTGGTGGAGTTACTTCTTTTGGATTAGATTTTGGTATTACAAATAGTATTGGTTCAGTTTTAGGAATATCAGAACAATCTTTTTTTGGTATAACAACATTGACAAGTGTTGAACCAATTAATCTTATTACTGATAAAAATCTTTATATTTGTTCAAGTGCTTTAACAACAAATACATATGATACGACTACAACATCTTCTGGAATATCTAATGTTTTAACTAAAGTTCAATTAAATGAAAACTTTGGTGGTCTTATTTCTATAAATAGAGAAGTTAATATTAGAAATAAAATTGCATCATTATCTTCAATAGATATATCATTAAGAGATAAACAGAATAATATTATTGAAATACAAAATGATAATATTACTTTAACATTTGATATATATAGTCGTGTTTTTAATAATCCATTTACTGTTTAATTTTTATATTAAATAATTATATAAAAATTATAATGGCAGGTAAAAGAAATATTTTTAATAGAGATAGAATAGATATTGGAAATCGACAATTCTTAACACTTCGACCAGATAATTTAGGTCTTTTAGTTCGTTCAAGGCCGAATGATTATGATGAAATTATAACAACAAAGAGTATTTATATGCAATCAAATAATATAACTCCAGTAGAACGTTCTATTGGAATGCCAGTTAGTAGTAATGATAATATATTTATTCGGTTAACTACTCCTAGTAATTTACAAATTACATCAACAAGTGTAAATGATACTTCTGCTGGAACAGGCGCTCAAACGATATATATTGAAGGTTTAATTAAAATTAATAATTCTTGGATAGAAGCAACAGAATCATTTACAATGAATGGTCAAACTCCAGTTGTTTCAACTATAGATAATTGGTGGAGAGTTAATAAGATATGGGTTAATACATCTGGTTCAAGTGAAGTAAATGAAGGAGATATTTATGTTAGTCCAAGTGGAGCGACAACAACTGCTGGTATTCCTGCTATTGGTAATACAATTTGTGCAGTAATTCAAGGTTATAGTAATTCAACTTCTGGAACTTATAGTGTTGGTAGCAATAGATTATTCCAATATACAAAAGGTAATTTCTGGATTGACCCAACTAAACCAATCCGTGTTCATGAATTTTTTTATCAAGATTTTTCTGGTGGAGATGATTTAACTAAGTATGAAGTAGGTGAAATATACGCCTAAGTAATCTTTAAAAGAGATTGCTGGTTATTAAACTCAAATAAATGATATAAAATACGAGTTTAATAGCAACATACCTTGATGCGGGAAACTCCTAAAGCCTTAATTACTACTCTTATTTGGAAACTTTTAAGAGGAACTCGGTTAATTGCCGAACCCAATAGTAATAAAATTAAGGATATGTGGACAATCCGCAGACTTACTGTCTAAGTTCATTATGATAGAATATGACAGGGTCTCAACGACTGAACGGGTATGGGCTTCTAATGATGGTCTAATCAACCTGAAGAGGCTTAAGATACAGTCTACTCCCACTTACTAGATAAGTGTTAAAGTATCCCGAAAGGGAGGGTATAAAGGATATATCCGGCCATATCTACATCATATGATTATATTGGTGCTGCAGCATATACTTCAAAATCAGATATAGTTGTTACTTGTTTTACTACAAATGGTACAGCAGATGCATTAACATATTATGTAGAATTTGCTTTATTAGATACATCAAAAATAAATTAATATTATGAACTATTTAATTTA